GTGAGTATGGAATGAGCCAAATATGTTATGGGTTAAAAATAAATAGTAAAGAAGAAGGTGATAAAATAGTTGAAGCAATCAACAGTGCTAAATTTAAAGAAATTCTAAAATATACAAAATGGAGCACTTTTCAAACAGATTGGAGAATGTTTAAAGAATTTAAACCAGATTTTTGGAAAGAGTTTCTTGATAAATCACCCCAATCCACCAAACCAATCCAACTATCGTATACCCTACCATTAAAGGACTCCCCTTTATCCAAAAAAGTTATAGAACCAGCACCAAAAAAAGTAACAAAACGCCGTAAATTAAAAGTGGTTGAACCCTCCAGCGAAAGTAAAGTGGTCGTTGAGAATCCAAATGACTCGGTGATCGAACCACTATTTAATCCATCTACCGGACGATACATTAAAAATACACCAGCCAATAGGAAAAAAATACAACGACAAACATTAAAACGAGGAGGAAAAAGAAAGAAAGGAACAAGAAAAAGGCAATAAATTCTAAGAAAGTATGGTGCTATTAAACCGATAAAATAGTATAGTATGAATATATATGTTAAAAGGTTTCATACTATTATTTATACTAATTTGTATTTATTTACAATACAAAGAGATTTCTATACCTAATCCGTGCAATCAAACATTAACAGACGATGCATACATACATCATATGATTCAACACCATGAAGTTGCGGTGTATATGAGTGAACTCCAATTACATAACACAAAAAATCCAGTCATTATGGATATAGTAAGAAATATAATAAGATTACAAAAGTATGAAATCGCTATAATGAAAGATTCAAACATAGTGGATACCTCCAATTCTAGTTTGAATGATGAAATGAGTGATACAAATATTAAAATGGATGCGTTATATCGTTATACCGTGGGCGATTTTACAAAACCAAATACACCTCATTTAAGTAACACCTATTGCGACCCTAGTTTTTTCTACATGTCTCACGATAAATCAAACCATCGTATGACGGACACGATGTATATAGAACATATGATACCACACCATCAAGTTGCCGTGGATATGAGTAAAAAAATATTACAAACCACGAATAATGATTTTATTATAGATTTGGCATACAAAATAATTCATAGTCAACAATTAGAAATCACTAACTTATATTACTTATTAAAATCAAAAAATATGTTTCAAAGTAATAGTTTATAATCTATCCATCCTCAGTGTTTTAAATTTATATTAATAATCAGATCCTTCCAACATATCCAACGTTTGGTCATAACGATACATGGTAAAGTTAAAACTACAGCTACCATTGATTGCAATATAATTTAAATAATCATTCCAATTATTAAAATTAATGTTCAACAAGTTTTCTAATAAACAATTTAGAAACGTAAAGTCTAATCCTTGAAACGGAATTGTAATATCTATGAATAAATATCGTTCATTGTAATGAATAAATGGGTTAAAGACTTCAAGCGAGTTCATGATAGGTCCGTTATTGTCACTGGTTGAACGAAATGTAATACGGTCGTAGGTTGGTCCTAGCCAGTTGCAAACATGAATACGAGTCCAATGTTGCGGAAACCCAACCATTTCTTTGAGATAGGCAAAGGCATCGTCCGTCAAGAAGGTAATGAACTCCACCGTGACATGGTTGTAATGGAGATCGGTCATCGTGTTGATTGAATATACTATAGGAGTAATTTAGAATTTCAATTTTTTAGATTAATCCTTTTACATCTTGAATATGATACACTCAACCAATGGTTTCAAGTCGTCGGTTCGGATGGAAAATTATATCTAATATTATGTATATATTTATTTTGTTCTATGATTACATCACTACAAATGTGATGTTTAAGAATGTCTACCACCAATTCGCTGGTTAAAGATTTCGTGAATTTATGAGAGGTATGTTTAAAAAACATATCAATGACATCTTCTATTTCCAAATCAGGTGCAGTATAATCTTCTATCATATGTTCGTCCCAAAACGAACAAAAGGACGATACAATTGGAATATAATTACTAGTTACATCTTTATAATTATCGGTTGCTTCATCATAGGATAATAATTTTTTCATTTCTATCGCGAACGTCTCTTGAAATATAATGTTTGGAATATTCATTTCTTTTAAAAACTGCCTCAAAATAAGTATCATAGTTTTACTTTTAACCAAAGACCCTTCCGACACGTACAACGCCTTTTCTTTAAAATGACGAGCAAGGGTGAAATAATTCATATCCTTTAAGAAATATACATGACCGTATAATGTTTTATCGTTGGTTTGATTTACAAAATCGTCGGCATTATTATATTGCAAGGAATAATAACTGGATACACATAATAAATCCAAAATGTGAACGTCTTGTAAAGTATAAGGTGAATGTAATATACAATGAAATAATCGGGTATCCACATATTCATGTGCATAATACTTTAATTTGAAATTGGTAAGAAGATTAGATTGTCCAAACACATTATAATATTTATTCTCAATTTCACGTATAAATATCTTTAAAGAACTAGGTACAATATAAGTATTACATTTTTTTCCATGGATACAATCCCCAACCGCTATTAAAAAATGGAGACTTGCTTCTCTCGTATAAAATACATTTGGATACAATTGTTCTAAAATCGTTTGCACGGTAGTCGTATCTGGAATGGTATGTAACGGAGACCTTTCTTTTATGGATTTAATCAATGCGTTTTTAATACGGTATTTCCATACACGTAATTCTGGTTGTTTTGTAAGGGTGATCAATATATGGTGAAGTATATTATCTTCACATATCGGTTTATAATGATGTCCGTCATAGTATATAAATAGTTCCATACGTGCACAATAATAGTAACGATTTTCATTTAAAAAATCTTCAATGAATTTATCACCATTGGATATTAACATTGCTTTCCGGTCATTTCTCTGTTCGTACAATAATTCGGCATTCATCAAGGCATTGGGTAATTGGGTGAGAATGGTGTTTTTTAGTCTGTTGAATATATAGTCATTGTCCTTATATTTGTCAATCAGTACATCTATCATATCATGAAATTCACGCATATGTATATTAAATTATATTACCTTTAATATACATTTAAAGGTAATAAATAATGTATATGAATGGTAAATACATCTAATACTATATTATATATACAAACCGTACAAATATCACCTTTTCGTACATTAATGACCGCGCTAAAAGATATACTATTAGAAACGAATATTACATTTACACCGGATGGTATAAAAATAATCAACATGGATAAGTCTCATACGATTCTTGCACATCTTGAATTAAAAGCCAAACAGTTTGAAACCTTTGAATGTAAAATGGACAAAATTACCATTGGTGTCAACATGCTTCATTTATTTAAATTAATCAATACGATTGATAGCAACGACACACTTACAATATACATTGAAGACGTGGATTATATGGATGGCGTCGTTCAATATCTAGGTCTTAAATTTGAAAACGGAGATATTAAACAGCAGAAAATACAAAAACTTCGTTTGATAGAACCTGACCATGAAGAATTAGAAGTACCGAACGTCACCTTTTCATCCATATTGAATTTACCTTCTACGGATTTTCAAAAAATCATTCGTGATTTATCTTCCATTTCAGACAAAATAGAAATTCGCTCGGTCGTCGGTAAAGATGGGGTTGAATTAATATTCAAATGTAGGGGAGTGTTTGCAGAAGCAGAAGTAAGAAGAGCAGAAACGGACGGTAACATGCATTATATTCATAAACAAGACACCAACAAAATCATTCAAGGTGAATTTTCATTAAGAAATTTAGGTTATTTTATCAAATGTACGAATCTATGCAATCAGATTGAAATGTATCTAGACAATAATTTACCGCTCGTTATAAAATACAACGTTGCTTCATTGGGTGTAATTAAATTATGTCTATCTCCTTTGCCATCTTCCAATGAGATTGGATAGATCGTCTATTCATTCTCCACGTGTCGTTTAAAAATACTTCCTTGTGTCGTCATATTGGGGAATAGGTCCTGAATCATGGACGGAGTTTGATACTTACACGTAGACAACCATATTTTGACAATACAAAATCTTTTTTTAGGTGAAACGGTAACTCCAGTAATACTTTCTTGTGTAGATGCATGGATGGCGAGTGTTTCACCGATTAAACTATATATCAAGTTTTTCCAAACCGCTGGTACAGAACGATTGTCAACCTTATACGAAAAACAACCTCCATTTATATTTTTACTATCTTCCCATAATGGAGTAATACCTTGTCTCATTACAAATATCATGCAATTTATAAGCAAATTGGGCGATATGGCATCCAATAGACAGATGGCTTCTTCTACCGTATGAAAAGACATAATTTCTTTATAACTTTCTTTTGTCCAATCTTGTTCATATGGAAGATGCGTCCATAACACCCAAGTGTCATGTAATATATGTTTTGTATCCATTATACATTATAATATATTTTGTTTTATATTGTTATTGATGTCTTTGAATAAGAAAGCCTTCTTCCGTTACCTTTAATGTTTCACGTAGGTTACGATTATGGTGTAAAGTGTATTCCTTCATGTCATCGTCCATGATGTGAATGGTATAATATTGTATGGTTGAATGAATATCAAATAAATTATGCACGAACCGATTGGTATACAAATTATTTCCAATGGCTTCTAAGGTGAATTTGGAGGGGGTCACGTTATAGGATTGATTTTGGGTATCATATAAAGTCGCACTTATAATTTGTCGGGGTCCGCGTATCGTCGTCAAACTATGATTTACATTATATTCCGTTTTCATATCATTTAAATTTTCAAAATATCTAGATAAATTACCACTATCCGTGCAATACGAATATACTATACTATCATTATGACTATCCAATGAGATACATTCGGACAAAGACATTTGAATTACATTACCTCTGTGATATAAATATATATCCGATACGTTCTTTGAAAAAAAATATTTCATTATACGTTGACACCTTACTTCCATCTTACAATACATCCATAACGCGGATATAAAACATAGATTTTTATAATCAGACAATCGTTCCTTGTACATATACCCCAAATATATACATCCTGAACCTACTATATACCTCAACATGATAGGTTATGATATCATACTTTATTTAAATTATTTTCGCTTTTATGGTTGTGTTTTACAAAACTGTGTTTGAACCACTTCGGAAAGACGCCTTGATTTATGTAACAAGCCATATAAAATTGAAATAGTACCGAATATAAAGACATCCCGTACGGATTGCCTACATATGAACTGCATCGAATATGTTGAAAAATACAACCAACAAATTATATGGTTTTGGTTAAGAGATTGTGTCGTTCATTTGTATATAAAAGTTGAGTGTAATCAACTAGAAGAACTAAAAAATGTAGGAACTATTGTATGGTATTGGTTAAACCATTTCGGGGCGTTTGAAACGGGATACCTCAGTTATAATGAGATGGATACAATAACCCAACGTATAGTTCAATCGGGTAAAATGAATGTGATTGAATATACGATTGACCCAAGTATACTTGTGTATAATTACGAGAAAATGAAAGAAAAATGCGAACACTACGACGAAGAACTGTATCAGAAATGTTTACACCCTAGACGAGTTGCGAAATACTTGGAACTATATAATTACGATATATTATGTGATGAATATTATGAGTAAAGGACTTTTTCATTTCTACAATCATTATTAAATATTATTCAATAGTATGTTATGGTTTAAATATATTGTAATCCTATTTATAATCGCTTTATTGATTTATTTAATGAATAGGAATGATTATAGTAAAACTATATGGATGTATTGGGAAACTCTTCCAAATAAGATAAAACCTGGATATATTGATTTATGTATAAATTCGGTTAAACATAATTGTGGTACTTGTTTTAATATTATTATTTTAGATAATAAAAATATATACTATTATTTGCCTGAAATAAAAAATATGGATTTATCAAAATTAAATCTTCCACAAAAAGTAGATTATTATCGTTATAATTTACTTGAAAAATATGGAGGGGTATGGTTAGATGCAGATATATTAGTCCTTAAATGTATTTGCCCTTTTTATAACAAATTAAATTCAAGTGATTATGTAGGGTTTGGTTGTGGTCATGATTTAAATACATGTCGTAAAACATTAAATGGATATTCTAGACCTTTAAATTGGTTTATGATATCAAAAAAAAATACACCTTTTATTAAATGTGTTAAACATAAAGCTGAACAAAAAATCAATGCTTTAAATATGTATAATAAAAAAATATCATATCATGGTATTGGTAAAGATATTTTACAAGAATGTTATATTAATAGGAATAAAGAGTCTGAATGGAACTATGAGCATATATCCTCCAAGTGTCAAGAATTTGATACAAAAGGTAATAAATTAAATAACATAATGAATAAATTTAATTGGGAAGATTGTCAGGAAGAAAGAATATTTTTTCCATTATACAATACAGCACCTGGATATCCGGATTGGTTTAAAGAATTAACGGAAGAGGAACTTAAACATAGTAATAGTTACTTAAAACCTTTAATAGATAAAGCATTTGAACTAAAAAGGTGTAATTACTCTTGAAGATTTTACACAATTAAATTACTTTATTCCAATGATCATTCCGTTTAAGAATATGTTTTTTTTCTTGAAATGTATTTTGGTTAAATCATTTGTTTTGAAATACAAAATACTTTTTTTAATTTTACGTATAAATTGTATATCATCTGTTAAACATATTAAATCATAAAAATAATAATAACTGTCATGTTCTATTTTACATTTAAGATTTTTATCAATCGTATGTAGGTGTATATAGTTATGAACATCTACGTATGAAACCATATCAATTAACGACGCATCTGTTCTATAATTAAAATTTTTATATAATTTATTATCTTTTGAATTTCTACGTATAAATAAATCAATTATTGTTTTATATTTGTCTATATCTTTTATGTCCTTCTTATGTAAAGTATCTATAAATTGTTCGTTTAAAAATCCTAAATTAGGACCAGTTGTACTACAGGCTATAACGTATTTCATTTTACCGATCAACGAGGATAATAGATTTGTATATGAAGTGTAACAAGAATCTAAGATTAATAATTCAATATCGGTTATATGTTCAAATATATTTGTATTTAAACTTGTCTTTGTGTCTTTGAACAACCAGTGTGAGTGACCACCATAATAAAGTATATTTTTTTTGCCAACTATATAATAATTTTTATATACGGTTTCAATACAAGTTTTAATATTTTTATAATTTATTTTTATTTTTTTAATTTTTTTTGAAATGAATATATCTTTATTTATTTCTATAAGAAAACTATCATAATAGTGCTCTGAATGATAAATAATATGTATTGGGTTAGTATTGTATTGTTTTAACAAATTTCCAAGATCTAAAAAAAACGTAGATTTTAAATGAAGGTCGTCCTCACAAACAACCATCATAAGGTTAAACTCCATTAATAAAATACTATATTTTATAATCACCTATACTCATAGATATTATCCTATTTGTTTTCCGCCATATAATATATTCATATATGAATATAAGGTTATTCGTCGTGTGTATGCATGAACCATACTATACCATGGGTAGAAAAATATAGACCCGTACATTTTAAAGATATTGTATTAGATGATATTAACACCCGTTTATTGAATAACCTCATTGAACAAGATATGTTCCCTAATATATTATTGTATGGGCCTCCTGGAACTGGTAAAACGACGACTATATTAAATTTGATATCACGCTATCAAATCAAACATAACGATGTAAATAAGGGTCTTGTTATACATTTAAATGCATCGGATGAGCGTGGAATTGACATCATACGTAATCAAATTGCTCAATTTGTACATTCTAAAGCATTAATTAGCAATGGACTTAAAATAATTATATTGGATGAAGTTGATTACATTACAAAAACATCCCAACAGGCTTTAAAATATTTAATTCAAGAATATAATCAAAATGTTAGGTTTTGTCTTATATGTAATTATATTAGTCGTTTAGATACACAATTACAGAATGAGTTTATCCATTTAAAATTCAATACTCTGCCACCTGACAAAATAATAGATTTTTTATCTTATATCAATCAAGAAGAAAAACTAAACATTACGGTGGATACACTCCATTCTATACAACAATTGTTTCAGTCTGACATTCGTAGTATGGTTAATTATATGCAATCCAACTCATACAAGACCATCCATATAACTACATTAAACGTATGGGAAAATGTGTATCAATCCATTCAAACCGGTCAATTTAATATAAAAGAATTTTTGAGATTAGAACATACCTATAAGTTAAACGCTCCTTCTATCATTCACACGTTCCTATCTTATCTTATGACACATAAAGTTAGTTTACATACAAAAGACTTTATAGATTTTTGTGAATATAATATACGTATAACCACTACAAACGATAGTTATTTACGTAATTATTTTATTGAACATATCACCCATTATATAAAACCTATAAATGTAACCTAGACTTATCCAGAGGTTGGAAAATGTTAATATGTCAAATAATTGATTGTATTATATGGAATTTATACTATCCAAAGTACGATGAGTGTAAGTGACGATTGGGTTAGTTATTGTAATGGAGATTATACCTTGAACTCTTTGCCAGACAAAGAGACGTGTCTTGAAGCGGATACACCACAGTCAACGGATATATCAGTGTCCACTAAAACCATGATTTCATTTCTAAACCAAACCATTCACCTTCAGGATATTTTTTGGAAAATACCAATTGTTCCATACCACATACAAGGGGAAGGAGTAATAAAAAAACAAATTAAATTAACTTCTCTTTCACAAGATGAAGTTAATGAAATTGTGAATAAAACAAATATAACCGATTATGTAGAGAATCAATTGATTTCAAGGGTCATTGATACAGATAGTAAGACCTATAAAGATGTTAGAAAAATCAGTATAGGTATTTCTAAGCGAGATATTACATCCTATAGATGTAAAAAAAAAGGAGCGTTTTATAATTGCTTTGTTTTAATTTTAAGAATTATACATGATGGTTTATTTAAAGAAATACACGTTAAAGTATTCAACACTGGTAAATTAGAAATACCTGGTATTAAAACGGATGAAATTTTAGAGAAAACGATACTGTTGTTATGCCATGTATTACAGCCTCTATCTAGAACTCCGTTATCATGCGACCGGTCTAAACACGATACCGTATTGATAAATTCAAATTTTACGTGTGGATATTTTATTGAACGTGAAAAATTGTATCAACGTTTGAAAAATCACTATCGTATCAATTGTATGTATGATCCTTGTTCTTATCCAGGTATACAAGGTGAAATTTATCACAATAATATAAATCGCGAGGAAATAGACCCTATACAATATCCAAAACACGAAAAAATGTCTTTTATGATATTTAGAACAGGAAGTGTTCTTATAGTAGGCAAAGGAAACACCTACATGTTAAATGAAATATATACATTCTTAAAACAAGTTTTAATCAATGAATATACACATGTTGGAATTCAATTAAACCACAAGCAGGGTTGTGATAAGGCAATGATAAAAAAAACTCGTAAAAAAATTATATTAATTGAACCCTAAATACGTATGAATTCATAAAAGGTTGTCCTATTGCGAAATAACGGAAGAAGGTTATAGTCAGCAATTGGAGACTATACGATTCAATTTGTAGGATTTTCGTTTACGTGTAATACGTTTTTTACGTCGTTTAGATTTACGTTTGCCTCCATATTGTAATTGTTCCCTCAAAAAAGATTCTATTTTTTTTTTTGCATTCTCACCCCATGGGGGGTCCTTTTCGTTTATTTCAAGGGTCATTGACTTTACCTTTTGTACCCATTCACCCATGGTTCCACTATCGGTAGTGAGACGCATAGAGCCAAGGGTTTCTATTAATTGTTCATGTAGGTCAAGACCTCTAATAGAAACTCCTTCTGCGTATGGAGTAAACATACTGTAAATTCCACTTGCAGCTCTTGTAGGAGAATCGGTCATATTTTCTAATTCAACGAGATGACAGTTTACCTTGAGGGCAAGTAATATTTGTAAATGGGTTAAAAACACACCAACACGATTTCCTCCAGATTTTACATCCGTAATTTTACAAACGAATTTGGATTGTCCTCTTAATCGTGTGTTATAATATAATCCACTGCAATAATTACGATATTCCGATGGATATTTTTCATCGGATATATCTTTGGATGAATCTATATAAAAGGAAACGCTTGCACATGTAACTTGGTGTGGTACAGCCACACCGTGTAAATAATTGAATAACACTTCTACGCCTAATGTATACTCGGGGCCTATGATTTTATGTCTGTTCACTATATCCACAATAGTTTGAGCGTTTTTTGTAATATCGGTTTCTTGACGTGTATGTAATAACATTTGTTCGGAGGCCATATAATATATTAACTATATAAGTATTTAAAGAAAATCATTACATAATGGTATGTCTTCATCTCCAATGCCTGGACAACAGTGTTTACAACATTGTTGTAAAATTGCAATCTCTGAAGATAAACCTATTCTGTTAGATTATTGGAATGACTCGCAAGATGGAAAAGTCGTGATTGGTGTAAAAGAAAACGATGAAAAATTACTAGTAAAAAGTGCAGATGAATATACGTCTCCTATATTGAAGATTTATCGGGTAGATACGGAATATATAGTAATGACTGAAAATTCTATTTATGTTGTATGTGATAAAATTTCTACTAGACGCATATCTTAATAAAATTGATATTATTAATATAGATTAGAATGAATACAAACATGTCTTTAGCCGAAACCGCAGGTTATCTTGCAATGTACATTGGACCAATGTATTCTGGTAAATCTACCCGACTCATTCAACTATATAAACAATTTAAGTTTTGCAACGTGAGTACGTTAGTGATTAATTATGCAGAAGATACTAGGTATTCCAACGAGTCTGTGTTAATGACACACGACAAACAATCTATACCATGTAATTTATCTACAGAATTACATAAAGATTTCCCACTACACGGCATGCAAAGAGCCATATACGATGTCTACCTTATCAATGAAGCTCAATTCTTTCCAGATATTGTAGAATGGGTAAAAACAGTAATCAGCCCGCCTTATAATAAACGTGTATATTTATGTGGATTAGATGGTGATTTTAAACGAAACGTCTTTGGACATTGGTTAGACTTGATTGCTTACTGTGATACGGTTGAAAAATTAACTTCGTTTTGTTATAAATGTAGAAAACAAAGTGCAATTTTCAGTCATAGAATTAGTCATGAAACCCAACAAAAATTGATAGGTAGTGATTCTTATATACCCTTATGTCGGGTATGTTATGGGTCTTGAGTATTATTTATAAAAATTGAATTAGAATTATGTATATATAGGAACCATATATCAATGGAACGACGGATATGCAATCGTGTGGATATGCATCAAACCAAGTTTAAGCACGACATTCAAACCTATTTACAAGATAAGATTTTTATGAATCCAAACGAACTATCTGAATTTATGACATTTATCTATGATTATGATAAATTAAGATTTGCTAAAGATGATTTTTCAAAACGTAAACGAATTAAATCCGTGGTTCCACAATATGACCGTTGTACTGCTTGTATTGCAAATCACGAACAATGTACTCGTCGCAAAAAAAACGGAGAACATACTTTTTGCGGAACACATATTAAAGGCACACCTCATGGTCTCGTAGATATTGGATTAATACGAAATCCAGTAAAAAAAATAGAAGTATGGGTTCAAGAAATCAAAGGAATACATTATTACATTGATGATAATAATAATGTATATTTACCACAGGACATTATCTCTAATACGAAATCACCTAGGGTAATAGGTACTTGGACATTGTTAGAAAGCGGAGAATATTCTATTCCTAATCTTGAGAATGTAGGTTAATCGGTTTAGAAATTATCAAAATACATTTTTTTCTAAATGTAATTCATTGATTAACGTCATGAATCACATTTATAAATGTGATAAAATTACAAGCATAATAGATAAATCTGTAGAAGAAAGTAATGCGTTAAATAAAAAAATTGATACTTAATATTACATCTATCGTAATGATACAACTGACAATGGAAGATACAAAAACGGAACCGAATGTAATTGAAATTAAGAATATGGAGGGTTTGCAGTATTTATCAACGATTAAAGATGGAACCGTTGATTTAATATTAACAGACCCTCCATATATTATTTCAAAAGATTCAGGAATGAATACGCATTATAACAAGGTAAAAAACAATGAATTCAATCATATTGAGTTTGTAAAAACAGAAGAAGAATGGTTCAAATATAAAACTGAAAACAATATGCTGGATGACGTCAAAAAAGAAAACTATATGAAATATGGAACAATTTATGGAAAAAAATATTGTATTAAAACGGACTATGGTGAATGGGACAGTGAATTTACGATGGAAATATTAGAAAAATTTATAGGCGAGTATTATAAAAAATTAAAAAAAGGTGGAACTATAATTATATTCTTTGATATATGGAAAATTTCATTTCTAAAAGAAATTATGGAAAAACATAAATTTAAACAAATTCGTTTTATTGAATGGATTAAAACAAACCCTCAACCATTAAATTCAAGTGTAAATTATTTGACAAATTGCCGTGAGATTGCTTTGTTGGGAATAAAGGGAACAAAACCAACCTTTAATAGTAAGTATGATAATGGTATATATATGTTTCCGCTTCAAGGAGGCAAAAATAGATTTCATCCAACACAAAAAAGTTTAAGTTTATTTGAAGCATTAATCACTAAACATTCAAACGTAAATGATGTGGTATTGGATACATTTTTAGGAGGGGGGACTACGGCAATTGCTTCAAAAAATACAAAAAGAAAATTTAAAGGTTGTGAAATATCAACGGAGTATTTTGATAAAGTTACGAAATTTATTGCATAACGTAAATATTTTGAATATAATAATTACATAGGAATAATACATAAATTCTGGTTGAAGATAGTTAAGAAATTTTCGTAGCACCAGCGAATCGCCATATTGGTTCTGCTCTTTGTATGAAATTGAAACTCAAGCAAAGCCAATTCTTTTTCTTCTACTATAACTTTTAGTGTGGATGAATTATTCCATTCATTACAATTACACGTCCATTTGAAGTTATACTTATCCCATTCAATCGGTATATTTAAGGTAATATACCGAATCGTATCTTCTTGTTGATTATAATAAATATTAGGACAATCAAAGGTATAACTTACAAGAATAGGAAGTATGGTTAATATATGAGTTTGAATATATTGTTTTAGTTCCGTAATAGTTGTATAGGCAATACCGACACTTTCACAAAATTTTTTTGGTTGACATTGTCCTATAACTTGTGGTGCAACTTTTCCTATACCTTTTTTTGTTGATTTTGCAGACAGGTGTATGGTTTCATCTGTAACAGACGTAAAATCGTACCTCCCACCTTTGTTTGCACTATGTTTACATGCCGGATGTAACTCAACCAATTTATCAAGACGTTGTTTTAGTTTTTCAGGCAGTCCCATATCATAATTATATTTCCCATCGTATTTTATACCATATGCCAAACATATCGCCATCTCAAATATTTTTCCTGTATCTTCCGTTGAAACTTTTTTAGGTTTTGTAGTCATTTCGTCCAATTTCAACAGTGCTTCTTCCAGAGGGAAGCCGTAGATCTTGGACAATTCCGTCGTGATCTCCGTGACATACTCCTTCACCATTCCTACCAACGCCTTGGTCCTCGTTGCGTTCAGGTTCATTTGCATGGATGTTTATTCTTATTTATTCTTCTTCTATTCAATTTTTTATTTTATCACGCATTTTTTTGAATCACAATACAATTTTGGGTTTAAACGTATTTCAATATTTTTAACATTGAAATACAACTATCCGCGAAGGCGATTCTATTCGTCTTGCCGAACTATGAGGATGACGCGGTTACTCTATTCCGTAAAAAGACATGTTTAAACAATTGGATAGATGGACGACAAGGTTGCCTTCCATCTATAGACTGGGAATATATATCTACAACCATTGTATCCAATCAATGTGACAATATGGGTTGAATTATCTAGTTCCGTTTAATATAATGCTTATTTATGTATTTATCCAAATTAAAAAAAGTTACATCCTTTGTTCCTAACAACAATGTCAATGTTTCGTCTGGGTATATCTTGGACGAATTGGAGAGATGGTTTGACTTTATGTAGTCTGTCACATATCGTGATACTTCCATTCTTACTACTCGTTCTCCATTCTCTTTTTTCATAAACAATGACATTTCGTTGCTTATCTCGCACGGTATTACAAATGGATTACGTTTACTCCCTTTTTCAATTGTCATCCTTCAATTCATTCCAAACCTTTATATTATTTTATTTCATCCTTTTCTCCAACTTTATCTTTTCCCATTCACTTTTTACAAATATAACATTGTCTGGAAACATACGTCTTTTACGGTCATACCATTCTTTTATATCCTCTTTCTTTAACTCTACATTCATATGATGCATGTATTGGGCTGGCGAATCGTAATATAATATTACAGGGTCTTTATTTACGGGGTCTTTACGACCCGTCTTATATCCATGTTCATCGTACATCCCTCTTGAATCTATCACTTTATAGTATTTTAATTCTTCGTAACTTCCTTGCATACATCCGTAATCCTTTCCAGTTTTTCCGTTCTTTATATGACCACGAAGCGCAGTGGGATAACATTTAGGTTTACGTTGGATGGTCGTATTCATCGGTTCGTCCTCCGAACACCGATCCGTCCACTCGTTATCAATGTCTTCATATTCTCTCATTATGTATATTATTGTGAATATATCTTTAAATGAATATGAATTAACTTATATAGGATTTTATTAACATAATAACATAGGCAATGGTTATCATACCTGCTGTGGTTGTATTCAAGGATTGCCAAGAAGCCAACACAATTAAAGCAGTGAAAATATTAGAAAATGTAGATAGATTACATTGTAACAACCTTCCCATCAAAGATGGGTTCAATAAACTGGGCATAATCAATAAATTTAATACGAATGTAAAAAAATGATACGTCGAGTTTATAAATGCAATAACCCATGTATATCCGAATATGATTCCAAGGATACCTATGAACCATGCATATTCAGTCGCCGAAAAAATATGTATCAAGGATGAGAAAAAACTAAGGATTGGTATAAATATAGACCCAACTATAAATAAAATATTTCCTAATAAAATTAGAATAGGTTGTGGAAGATTTTTAATACCTTTAAGTTGTAAGGTATATTTCATAATGGTTCTAAACGTTATAAACGAAGACGCTTCGGTCAATGCAAACCAGTTCTTAAATGTTTGAACGTATGTGTTGATGGAAGAATTATACAATGAATATGGAAATCCTTTGATAGGAATAGAATAACCAAATGAATCTAGAAAATCATAATTTTGATTTCCTGAAACGTCACTAAAAGGACAATTTGCACACGACTGACCGCCACTTTGTCGTATTTGTATATAATTTTGCATTTCCGTTGGAAACAATATATCTAATTGTTTATAATTCAGTAAAAAAATATAATTTATTCCAACAAATACAAATAGTATACTAAATATAAAATAACGAAACACTAACATTCCAAATGTTCCCCAATTGGAATCAGTATTACTCGTGTCACTTGTAGTTTTATCGTCAATTGCAGAAGTATCCGACATTGATATATAATTAGATAACAATAATATAGATTTTATCTTGTATATTCTAATCCTGCTAATCCATTTTGTATAGTCAATATGTTATATCTCTCTTCCATAACAACGAGATTATATTGATAACGATAAATACCTGATTGTGGCATACTTGTACTCACAATTTCTCCTGTAGTTGGAGAACAAATAGAAGTAAATTGAACGTTCGCATCCAAAGGTGGCTGTATAGTCGTGATTTCAAATTGTATAGAACTAAATTTACTTAAATTGATAGCTCCACTTGGCTGAAAATCATAAGGGTTTGTGGATAACGCAAAATTATAGTAATATACCCCTTCTGTTCCAGTTCCAGGTGTACGAATATAAGGCTCAATGTATTCTAACACACCGCTAGACAATTCATTTTCACGGTATTTACCATCCATCAATAATGCCCATGTAATCATAATATCACGCGTATTACGATTTGTATAAACTCCAGACGTATATAAATTGTTATTATTAACAGTGAGAGGATAATACGAATTATTGTCTAAAGTTAAACCTGTGCTATTGTATTCTGTAACTTCCCTCGGTCGCACCGGAGGTGTATCATAGGACCAATTGGTATAATTGGACCATTGATTTCTGTCTGATACATCCGACCTTTGAAAATACCACATCCAACTTGAAACCATGCCTAAACTATCTAAATTTATGCGGGATGAACCTACTACATTATAATAGGGAGTAGTATAGGATTCACGTACAAGGTAACTTTGAGGTTCAGAGGCAAACCGTCTTGCTTCATCTTCGGATAAAAACGCATAAGTAGATATCAAATGGATATCTGCGTCCCAATTGGTTCGTTTGTCTAGATATACAGTTGCATCATAAATACCCACCGTAGGTGGAGATTGTAAAAATCTATAGAATAAGTATTGTTGCTCATTAAAGTTTACACGAATTTGTTGAGTATCTAGGAATGTATTTGTCTCATTTAGGGTGAATGTATTTGTCTCATTTAGAGTGAATGTATTTGTATCATTTGGAACATAAATTCTATTTACCGTAAATAATTCACGAACTGGACGTATGGTAATTTCAATTTTCAATTCCACATATTGTAATGAAATAAGCGGAAACGCCATTTTAGATGCCATTGTAAACCATATGTTTAAAGGAATATATATTTCACGTCCACGAATAGAAGGTTCGCTTCCTAATTTATTATATAATTCCGCATAAGTAGAGTCTGTATATATTCCGTTTGTTCCTGCATACACTGCATGCGGATATTGATTTTGACGACCATAGGCATTGCTTGGGTCATGCATCTCTGTCACATGTCCGGTCATTTTATAATATAATTCTTTTTTGGTATTTGTAAAATCACGTTCAACTAAATTATACATGTAATCTCCTGTAAATTCTTGTAGAATTATACCACCTGCTGTAAAACGAACCCTTTCAATCATCTGTGATCCAAGATGTTCAATCCACTTGAATTCGTAGGGTTGCCACTGATATAATGGACTAAACGTTGACTCTGTAGATTCAGAAGATGCAACAAATGGAGGCATAATTGGACTCCATATAGATGGTAAATTGACGACTACATATGTATCCATTAATAAATCACCGTACCGTGGTACTACAAAATCAAACACAGAAGATTCATTTAATCTTAAGCTTCGTTGACCTTGAATGTCAATCCTAAATTTTTGTAATCCAAAATTCGTATATTTAGCATAAGACGTCTTGAAGAATGTTTTACTTGGATTTCCATTCAGCATAATATTTTGATTTCCATATGCAACCAGATTTAATAAACCACCAGGCATTTATAATACTATATCCTAATATTTAACTGTATTTATAATAATAATAAGATATATATATGTCTACACTTTCCAATAAGACAATAACGAATGTAATCAATTCTTCCAATTTTATAAATCAAATTGTACTTGTACTCACTGTATTGATTTTAATTACAATGTCTACTTGGATATATCGTCAAATTCATTTAAATACAACGAATTGTAAGGCAATGAATTCATTATACACCGATTATGCCTTAGTATCTACGATAAATACTGACCTTGCGGACTATCAACATAGTTTACGTGACTATTACGTTAAAACTGCTTTCAATGCTTGTTCTGCTGGACAATTTAAAAATGACGTGGTGAATGTATGTGCCTTAAAAAATGTAATAGGACAAGGGGCACGATGTCTTGATTTTGAAGTATATTCCTTGGATAATAAACCCGTCATCGCAACCTCTTCTGTAGATGATTATTCTATAAAAGAGACCTATAATAGTGTGCCTATAGAAGATGCCTTCACGGTCATTCGGGATTATGCCTTTTCAGGTAGCACCTGTCCCAATCCAAAAGACCCGTTGATAATACATCTTAGAATAATGAGCAAAAACACCGTCATATACAATACGATTGCAAGTTCAATTGAAGAATTGTTGAGTGATAAAATACTTGGGTCTAAGTACAGTTATGAGAATCAAGGTAAAAATTTTGGTCAAACTTTATTATCCGATTTAATGGATAGCATTATACTAATAGTAGACCGTTCTAATCCTATATTTGAAACCACGAATTTGGATGAATATGTGAATCTAGCCTCCAATTCAATCTTTATGAGATGTGTACCCTATTCAAGTGGTGTGAAATTTACACCCGATATGGACGAGTTAATTGAATACAACAAGAAAAACATGACCTTGGTTATACCAGATTTATCTGGTACGAATACAAATTATTCGGCACAGTTAGCATGGACATGTGGATGTCAGTTTGCCGCCATGTGTTTTCAAAATTTTGATACCAACATGGAAGTGTATAGTATGCTTTTTGACAATAAAGGGTCTGCCTTCGTATTAAAACCATCCGCCTTGAGATATGTTCCGGTTACTATACCATCTCCGACCCCGGCCAATCCAAATTATTCTTATGAACAACGAACTACATCTACGGATTATTATTCTTTGAAAATATAATATACTTTAATAATATGAGTTTTGAAGAGAAAGAATTAATCATTTTAAGAAAAGCAGTAGATAAAGCGCAAGAATTATCGGGTAAAAAAATTATAAATTCTCCAGAAGTTCAACATATTATTCATATCGTGGAAACGTTTTTAAAAACAAAAAAACTTATATGTTATGGCGGTACGGCTATAAATAATATACTTCCGTCGCAAGACCAATTTTATAATAAAGAGATTGAAATACCAGATTACGATTTTTTTAGTGCAAACGCGTTAGAGGATGCAAAAGAACTTTCAAATATTTATGCCAAAGAAGGATATGAAGACGTTGAAGCAAAATCAGGAGTGCATCACGGAACGTTCAAGGTATTCGTAAATTTTATACCAGTCGCAGATATCACATTTATTCCCTCTCAATTGTTTAAAGTTCTTAAACAAAATGCATTACAAGTCAATGGGATATTATATGCACCTCCTGATTTTTTAAGAATGTCCATGTATTTAGAATTGTCACGTCCGTTGGGGGACGTAAGCCGATGGGAAAAGGTACTTAAACGTCTCACCCTTTTAAATCGTAATTATCCATTAAAAAATCCTAAATGTAATCACATTGAATTTATGAGAACCTTTGAAGGTACGAAAGAAGATGCTTCCAATATATACAATATTGTGCGTGACGCTGTGATACAATTAGAACTTGTATTTTTAGGGGGATATGCGAACAATTTATATAGTCAATATATGCCAAATACAGTCAAAAGACAATTACGTAATCCAAATCCAGATTTTGATATATTGTCAGAAGACCCGCTGGGTTCTGCAAATATAATTGTGGAGCGGTTACGTGAAAAAGGATTTAAAAAAGTTAAACATAAAAAATGGGAAGGACTTGGTGAAATCATTGCACCTCATTATGAAATTATCGTAAATGAAGATACCGTATCATTTATCTATCAACCGATCGCATGTCATAGTTATAATGTAATTTACATAAAAAATCAATCCATTAAAGTCGCCACCATAGATACCATGTTAAGTTTTTATTTAGCTTTTTTATATGCGAATCGTCCCTATTATGACCATGATCGTATATTTTGTATGTCGCAATACCTATTTATAGTACAATCTAAAAATAGATTACAACAAAAGGGACTTTTAAAACGGTTTAGTTTAAATTGTATTGGAGAACAATCTACGTTGGAAACGATGCGTAATGAAAAAACGGAAATGTTTGAAAAATTAAAGGATAAACGTGATACAAAAGAATATGAAGAATGGTTTTTAAAGTATACTCCTGTATCCGCGTCTAAACAAAAAACCCGAAAATCTAAACCCAAATCAAAAACAAAGACAAAATCTAACCAATGGTACTAAGATATCTACTTTAAATATACCTACCTTTTTACCAGAAATAGTTTATAAAACTACATCTTCGTCTTCAATAACAAGAGGTTTCTTAACCTTTTTCTTGATAATAACTTTGGTCTTTGGTTCAATTATGATTTCTTCTTCAATAGATGTTATTTCATCAATGGGTTCAGTATTTACTGAAATTGTATCATCTTGTTCTTCAAGAACTTTTTTTACAATACTTGTAATACACTTCTCTGCTTGTTTTTTATTGTTTTCAATTTCTTTTTCTAATTGTTTGATGAGTGTATCATTATATTCACAATATTCAACGATTTCTTTTTGTCGTTCAATTGATGGGATGGGGATTTTTATTTTGAATAAATCTTCTTCGACAATAGATTTTTGATTAGCACCTTTAAAATATTTTTCAATTAATGGTATGTTATGTAATAAATAATAATAAATATACTTTGTAATAATTATATTACTTTTTGATTTGAAGTGTAGTGTTGTTTGACCTACGTTATATTTATCATTTCCAAAATATATCATTGCTTTTCCAGAACCATTTGTCTTATTAATAATAATGCCTTCTCCAGTATAATCAAATGTATCTAAATATAAATATCCTAATATTGAACAATAATATAATGGATATAATCCTATTTCTTTTCCATCTTTACTATTACGTTTTTCGCCTTTAATTGTACTACAAACTTCACCCAAGGTTTTTACAACATTCTCGCCAAACATTTTTTGAGTATTTAAACAGAACTTGTTCAATGTTTTCAACTCTTTGATTTTTTCCTGACTTGTTTTATTCGCCTTCTCATAGATGAAATCCAAATATTTGACGATTTCTTGTTGCTTTTCAAGTGGAGGGATGGGGATTTTTATGTTTTGTAAATCCTTTGAATAAATATGTGGTTGTGCTGTTCCCGTTTGTAACTTATATATTTTGTCTTGGATAGTCTTTAATAAATAATATAAATAAGTGTTATTGATTGAGTTATTTTTTGGTATTATTGAAAAGCAATCACTCGCCCATACTTTTTTATCATATTTACTAATAAATCCAGCATATGCTCCACTTGAAGAACATAATATTGTATTTTCATCTGCATTATATTCATTATGAAATCCCATAGGTTTTTGTCCTCCACCAATTACAGGATATTCTCCTTCAACTAATGTATCTTTTTTTATTCCTTTACCATTTTTAAAATTACATACTTCGCCCAAAGTTTTCACAACAACACCTTCTTCGTATTGTTCTTCTTCTACATCGTCTTTCATATATTCGGCATAATTTAGTGAGTATGAGTTCGATGCGATTTTTTCAATCGGAACCTCAACCAATAGATTCTTAATATCTTCATACGGATTGTAATCATAAAACTTTACTTTGGTTGTTTGATGTGTTTTTGAAAACTTGTAATCTCGTCCAGTTTCCTTTTGAGTTTTTCCGATTTTAATTTTGGTTTCCAAAACATCATTGCCTTCTCTCTTTTTCACAAAATAGAACACACAAGTCTTAATACTTGTATAGGTAAATATACCTGATGGTAAATAGATAATTTCTTTCAAATCACACGTTTTCAATAAATATTCTCTAATTGCAACT